GAGCTAACTGATACTGTATAGGTATCTAAGGTTACATCACTGATGGTCAGCACTGGATCACTGGCTGCTCCACGATAGGTTGTCAGTGTAGAGCTAACATAAGTACCAAAAATTTCACCAACAGGTATGCCATTGATGCTGGTCAGGCTATTAAGAGCATATTGGCCGGCCCAGTATGAACTAAACAATCTGGTGGTGTCGCCAGAAGCAAATCCATGATTTCTATGGCCAACACGAATCTTGCTGCTGCCATGTTCAAATGTAAGCGGATTATTTGGTAACTGTTCAGCCCCCAGTCCGTTATTAACTACCCAGGCACGAGCTCCAGTATCAGCTGTACTAAACACACAGCGATTGATTCGGAATTTAAGATCGCTCATCTGATCCTCGGTCCAGAGTGTACCATCCTGAGATTTGAATAAACTACCATATAGAGCCTGACTACTGTAATTGGTGCTAGGAGTATATACATCACTCTGACCCATGGTAGCCATCCAGACTCTGTAGTTCTTGGTATCGCATCGCAATACTATACCATATTGTTTGCCTGGCATCAGGTAGATTGGTTGAGCAAATTTAAATTTAGTTGCAGTCTGACCTGTGCTATCCGTAGTGATATCATCAGGGAACAGTGTAACTGCCGCGCCAGGAACTAGTTCGTTGGCACTAGGGCGTCCACCTTCATCACAGATACGAATATCCAGATGTATAGGAGCTTTTTCTGTGAGCGGTTTTTGCTGGAAGTAAAAATCAATGTCACTGATAAATGCTCCACTGGTGTACTGATCTGGCAGTCTGAATGTCTGAGCAATTGGATCGTAGTATCTGGCTACATAGGTTTTGGTACTGATATAATTATTAGTAACAGTAACATCTGTACCTTGTCCATAGAATTGAGCTTCTGCCTTGGCAGTCCAGTCATCTGGATCATTATTAGCATTGTCAGTGATTACTACTGGTTTTTTACCAGCCAGGAACTTAATGGTATCTGCGTTTGGTAAATCACTCACAGCAATAACCGTACCCTTGGCATCTGAATACAGGTAACCACTGGTATCCTGTGTGAGAGCGCTGGCAACTGTTACTGTGGCATTTACGCGTTTAACTTCACTACCATCTATGCCTACATAGAATTGACCAGAACTATAGTTGTAAGATCCCTGACTTCTAATAAAGCTAGGACTTAGTTTACCACGAGCATTTACCAGGTAAAGTGTGGTTGAATCCTGCCAGGCAGCAACCGCACTACCCACCAGTGCTCGGCTAGCTCCAGTACCTTCGTAATAGTATACACATGGACCACCACCCAGAGCTATGCGGAATGTATCACGAGTAGCTGCACTAGGCATATATGTTTCATAATCTTTTGGATTTACTGTTCTATGGAACCAACCATAGTCATAGGCCCAGGTTGCATTAGCCCCTGCACCAACCTGATAGGCACGAGTTACTTCTTTGATATCCAAACTGGTGTATTCAGATCTGTATCTAGGAAACTCGTTGGCTGAGTTAGCTCGGGTTGCATCAAATTCCAGGAATGGCATGCTATCAAAGGTTAACTTAACAGCACCAGTCATGTAGTTTTCTACATGTTGTCCATCAAAGAATGTATAGTATTTGGTATTGGGTTTAAGACCAGTTGCTCGCCATAATATGGTGTTGGCACGGCAGTATGGTAATAGGGCATTGCTGACCTTGGTTGAACCAACCTGTGTTAAAACTTCTTCTACGGTTGTTCCAATGTATCGGCTCCAGCCACCATTTGTAGAAATTGCTATGCTAGCAGTACTTGAACCAACAATGTTGGTGTTGTAGTTGATCTGTTCAAAGATATCGGTTTCTGGTATGAGTTTTAGGTTACCCAGGAAAGTAGCTGTAAGGAATGGAGCTACTGCAATGCTGGTTGTAGCAATTAACTGTGATAATACTGTACTGGTAGTGTATTTAAGAGTTAATAGGTCACCTGTAACAGCATAGTTTTGTGTATCTCGGGCACTGCGCAATCCAGTTAATTCACTGGATGTAAACAGGCTAGCAGTATAGTTTACCTTTTCAGATAAAGGCAATGAATTTACCTGACCAGCTGGTTCTATGGTCTGAGTAAATTGATTTATATTAAAGCGAGCATCTCCGGTCAATTCAGCATTGCTTAAATCACTAAAGTTATCAACAAAGAAACCAGTCTTGTATCTTTCTAAAGTATTGTCCAGATTGTCTCGAATCTGAAGATTTTTAGTCTTGGCTTCAAGGAGACTCAGGCTGGTTGCAAATTCCAGACCACTGACTCTTTTTTCTACATTACCAATATCCTTCATGGTAAAACGACGATTATCATATTTGGTATAAAAGACGTCTGGACTATTGCTTGAAGATGTATATGGTTTAAATTCTACATCGTACAGTTTTACTGCATTAATGGAATTTGTAATCTTAGGAAAATCCGGTGTAGTACTGCTTACACCACTTACACTATAAAACGCAGCACTTTTATCCAGTATGATACTGTGTTTACGTCCCAGATAGTAACTAATATCTGCTACAAAGTTTGTAGCAAATCTAGGAGGAGCATTACCTGTACCCAGATTAGTTAAGCTATCAGAAATTCTAGGTCTAAAGTCCAGCATGTCACCCAGGTTGTTTCCCTTGTAGCTAGGAATTTTTTCATATGGATGTGTTAGAGCATTATAGCTACTGCGAGCAAAGAAGTCGCCAGTACCATGAGTAAAGTAATCGTAATAAACTCTGATACTACCAGTTGGTGGCGGAAATCCAGGTCTTAAACTAACAGCACCAAAATCATAGAAACAGTCTCGTTGACCAGTGTCTAGATCGTATCGGCTGGTTACGTCAGTAGCAGCAGCCTGAGTGATGCTGTCCCAGCTGGTTACAAAACTCGTAGCCTGGAATATTTTAACAATTTTAAGTATGTCATTTTTGCTAAGCGGTAAACGAGTCCTGCTGGCCGAACTAGTACCTAAAAAGTCGTCATATACACTTGGTGTATAAGTTTTAGATTTAACATTGCCCAGCACAGTACCATTTACTGAACCTCGGGTAACTGGTATGATAACCTTGGCAGTATTGCTGCTAAAGTTACCAGAGCAGGTAATGGTAACATTCTGACCAATCTGATTTACACTATAGATCGGCATGGGAGTGCTTAGGTTGCTGATGATGTCCTGGCTGATAAAGTATGCATTGATGTCAGTGGTTGCCAGAGCCTCGGCTGCGGCATTACCAGATGCACTGGCCAGGGTTACTGTAACACTGCTGAATCCACTGATACCACTTACACTATAGGACTTGTATACTGTATATAGGTTGTCTACAATGCTGCTGGTTGCTGCAGTAACTGGGAATATCAGTGTATTAGAACTGGTTTCGTTTAGATTATTGTTTACACGGAATGCTGGGAACTGAGTAGAATTTCCTGACACTGTAGCCAGATCCAGATTGATACCATAGGCTACGGTATTGCTGGAAATTTTGGTAACAAACAATCTCTGACCATTGATGTCTAGCAGATCATTGGGAGCTAATTCTGACAGCATCTTGGCATCATTTGATCCCTGAATTCTTAGAGCACTGTGAGCTGCAGCAACAGTTGTACCTCCGGTATAATCCAACAACTGGAAGTTACCAGTCAGTTTACGAGCATTAATACCAATCTGGTAATTGCCCCAGACATCAGCAGCAAATGTAGCTGTTCGTCCAGCATAATATGTTCCATGACTGGTGCCGGCAATATATGCACTAAGGTTACTTGATACAATCATGCGGTTTTCGTTGATAACACTGACCACAGTACCGGTTACGGTATTGCTGGCACTAGGTCCCATCCAGATGGTATCACCTGGACGATATTCACTCTGGAAACGAGTGCTGACTGCTGCCACGCTGGTAGCATGACCAAATACTGTCTGAGCAGCAAATCGGACAAAGATACTGGTAGTCAGGCTACCTGTGATAGGACCACCAGCTACAGTTAAACTGCTGACACCATTGACGCCAATGACTGTCCAGCTACTGCCAGCTGTAGTGCCAAAGCTGCTAGTACCAAAGGTAATTAAATCTCCAGTGGAAACTTCGGCCAGGTAGTTACAAAGTGTTCCGGTTACTGTGATAAAGGTTGATGAAATACCAGTGCTGGCCATCTGAGCAAAACCACCAATCTGCAGGAATGTGCTGGTTGTGTTGCCAGCATATTTTACTGTGCCAGTCAGTGTATATGAAGTCTGTGTAATGCTGGTAGTTGTGTCATTGACTATGATGCTGTTTACATCACGATCAAAGCCCTTGCCAGATTTCATGATAATATCGCTCAGGCTGACTCTTAGTCCACCACGAGCGTCAGGTTCTACCCAGTTAATGCGAGCCGTTCCTACCTTTTGGCCATACCCAAACTTCTGTATGTTTCGGTTACCAACTACACGGTCAAATAAATCTATGGGTGGTATGGTGCTGATATCTGGTATACCAAACGCAAAGTTTTTATTTACATAGATGTAATTGCCCTGGTTCAGAGGTATGCTGCGATTGTTATCGGATTTGGTATCACGAGATTTTGGCAATGTGACATTGCTGTTATTGGTTTTGAGAATTTCAAACCCACCTATGTAGGCTTTACCAACTCCAAAAGCTGCCACCAGGTTACTGCTGCTGCCTGTAGTACTCAATCCTCGGTTGCCTATGGGGCTGGATGTATATCTCCAGATACAACTACCATCGCTTACTGTGGTTGTTTCATCTACGCTGCTGTTGCTGAGATTTGCTGGTTCTGTTCCACTGCTGACACCTCCCTGCAGACATTCAAAGTATCTGGTGGTAGCTGAACTGACATTGCTGTAAACATAGTCATTGGGTAAATAGGTCTGTGTAGCAGCCCAGGCACCACGAGCATTGCTGCGAGCCTCGCGAATGTCAAATTTAAAGTCATCAACTACATAGTTGCCGCTTTCGTCAAAGGTTCTGCGAGCCAGAGTTTCTTGCAGTATGTTGTACTGACTGCCATTGACAATTTCCTGTAATACACCAGATTCAATGCGAATTAATTCAAAGAATCGTTCTGGACTTTCGTTTAGTCCAACCTGTACAAAAACCGGAGTAATTTTATAGCGATGTGCGCCAGGTGCTGAATAGTTAGGAGTTCCAGCTGCATTATCGTATAGGCTGCTGTCATCGTCAGCAGTAACCAGAGATTCGGTATACTGTACACCAATTCTTACATTGATATCGGTTAGGGTGTCGGCATATTTTTTAACTACTACACTGGTGGTAGATATGGTTACAAAATGGTTGGCCAGATAGTAAACACCGTCATTGATGAATGCCAGTGCACTACGTCCACTGATGCCAGTACCATTGGCAGTAATTACGGTTTTGGCATTGTCATCGGTTACATACAGGGTCTGATTGGCTGTAAATGTTTTATCGGTCAGCCCACTGAGGCTTTCGTTGCTGCTGGTGTATAATACCACCAGGGTGATTGGATCACCTGCAGCAGTAGCTGCTATGGCTTTTAATACCTGAGCTTTAACACCTGTACCATCTGAGGCTGTGCTTAAAAACTTATCTTCTAGATAGCCAAGATCGCTGGTGCCTAAACTGGTGGTCTGTATCTTGATATAGTTAAGCTTGTCATTGTACTGAACATTGCCAGGTATGACCATACTGCCTTCTTTGAACAGATGATCGCCAACATTGGTGATCTGATTCTGTAGAATGCTCTGTAATTGATTTAATTCACGAACTTGTACTGCAACACCTGGACGAAACAGGACTCTGTAATAGTCTTTGTTTGCATCAAAGTCGTCAAAGTACGGAGTTAAATTAAATGACTGTGCCATGGTTTACCTTTTGTTTTTAGAAGTTTATGACAATATTTATCTTTTCGTTCTGACCTGCACTGCGGGTAACAGGTTGACGATAATCCAGATACAACATCTGTCCAGTGTATGGATGAATTTCTGGCAGAGTGCCTGTAATGCCAATGCTGCTGTTGGAAATCTGACTATAGCTGGCTCCAGTAATGGTTTCATTGCTGGTAAACTGATACAGTTTACGTGTGCCAGTGGTGTCGATTCTGAGATCACTGATGTTGCCAGGAACATCTGAATTAATTGGTTGTATGTATTCTAGTCGAACAGTTCCTGAACTCTGGAATACAAATAGTCCGGTTCCCTGGCTACCTGAACCTGTGATGACAATATCATTGGCTGGAGCAGTAGTTGCACCAGATGTCATGGTCAGGGTGCGAAGAATACGACCGGTCTGAGTGGTATACAGTGTGCCTGCACCAGTAACGGTGTTACCAACGCTTGAATTGAATACCAGAGGATTTTTAATAACTGCTACAGTTCGGAAGTCCTGGTTCACAGGGAAATCATTTTGTTCATAACCACTTACTGTGCCGGCAATCATGACATTATGTGCCATGGTTTCGGCTAATAGATTACTACCATGTCCACCAGCGGGTGACATGATGGCTATGGCATTGGCAGTTGTTGGCGAACCACCTCCGGTAAATACTACCTTGGCCCAGGTATAACCTGATCCTGCATTGGTTACGTCAATGCGGCTAACTGTGCCTGCACTGGTTATGGCTATGGCAGTAGCGCTGGTTCCATCACCATAGATGGTCAAGCCCGGAGTTCCGGTATAACCAGAACCTGCGGCAGTTACCAGAATAACATCAATGCCATTGACACTGCTGATGCTGGTGTTATTATTGACTGGAATATAATTGGCTGTAACAAAGTCAGCATCTGCTGCAGTAATGGTATACAGGTATTTCCAGATATAACCATCGGCTGTTTTTTGTGGAGCAGTTCCTGTGGTTGAAGGTTTCACTGTACTAACTGTGCCTGTGGTAGCAGCTGCATTTCGACCATTGTATAAACATTTGTAAACACAACCAGTACTGGTATCATACACAATAAAATTGGTATCACTCAGATCAAACTTACCAGTTTCAGTAGCATCTGCTGAGTTGATGTTATGACGATACATGTCATAGCGTGTACCATATTGCCAGTTGTTTCGAACAGTTGCTAGTTTAACATCTGTTATGTTTAGTTTTACAGCTGCCATGGCATCGCGCCAGACTGCATATTCGTTAGTGTAGTTGTCCACGGGATTCGGCGGGTTACTGTCACTCACCGTACCAGATGCCTGAGAGCTAAAATTGGTGCTTAGGCTGTTGTCCCAGGGTTGTGGACGACCCAATATCATGTAGATATTGTCCGTGGCGAACGTGCTGGCGAACCCAGACGCTGCACTAACTCTAAATTTACTTGTAACAATGGCCATGCTATTTTCCTCGAAGTCTATGTTTTATTTATCAAGTACCTATGGTGGTAATGGTAAAAAAGTCATTATCGTTAATATTTAGCGTAGAATTTGAACTAACTGCTACACTGATGTTAATGTTTCCTGTGGTTGCCTGATATCTAAAGCTATTAACATTTAAATAGTCTAAAGCATAGGCATCGTCATTGACCGTAGTCTGATAATTCTGCACGACTCTGAGCATCACACTGGTTTCGGGCCCAGGACCATACACTGTTATGCTGGTGGTGTTAAACTGACGACTGGCCGGCAGTTTATAGAATCCCGTAGTGCCAGTGATCTTATAGTAATTGCTGTCTGTAAATGTGGTAGAAATTATGGGAGCTATGGTCATGTTGGTATCATTGGTTATGCTGGTTATGACATAGGCTGTGGTGGTGCTGGTATTGGCTAAACTAAAGTATTCACCCACTCTGAAACTGGTGGCAAAGGTTGTACCTGTACCTGAAACTTCGGTTCCGTTGATGCCACCGCTGATAACACCGTTGCTGCTTATCAAACCTCGGAATGAAGCTGTAAAGTTTGGTGTTACTGTCAGTACATTGTTGTTGGCAATGGTGGTAACTGTATAGGCAGTCACGTTTAAACTGCTGTCTATGGTGATCCTGTCACCAACATTGACTACAGTACTGAACAATGTACCAAATCCAGTCACAGTATTGCTGCCAGGTTCAGCATAAACCTTACCAGACAGACTGGTGGTTCCATAGGTCCACAGATTGCTGGTTGAACCTTCCCAGAGTTTGGCTGCGGTAAAGTAACTGCTGCCACCGTTGAGACTGAACTGTATTTCTAGATCATCGCCGCTGTCAGGAATTTCTCCGCCATTGTAGTTGTCGCCTACCAGATAGCTCAGAGTAGCATCCAGTCGAGAACAACGTATAAAACTGGTGGTGGTTACAAAACGGCTCTGACTGGTGCCACTAAATGGACCATTAAACACAAAACAGTTACTGCTAAATGCGAATACTGTGTTGCTGGTGTTGCCACCAAAGGAATTGATGGCCACACTGGTGCTTAAACTGCTCCAGCTGGCTACCAGACCAGTTGATGTAATGTTGGTGGTGGTAAATGTTTCACTCAGGCTGGTGTTGAGCTGAGTTGGCTGATCAATTTCAAACCGTATGGCACAACGATCATAGCTCTGACCGCGTTCCCAGTTATAGGGTCTGAATATAATGCGGCTACTGCTGGTGGTTACAGTGTAACTGCTGTTAGGAACATCTGACACCAGGTTGCTGACAACACTGTTGCTGCTGTGAAAATATACCAATTTATTGTAATCCAGACTATCACCTAGAGCAATGCGTTTAAGATTGCGGTTGGTAACGTCATCAAAATACGGTATCACAGTAACATTGCTGCTGAAACTTATGACCACGGCATTGTTGCTTTCACCGGCTGCATTATTGCCCTGTGAATTTTTAACCCAGGTGATGAGCAGTATCATGCTGCCCACACTGGTAGAATTTTGTAATGCAGTACTATAGGCTAAGGTCTGTGTAGTAAAACTGGTCAATGGACTTCCAGCTGTTAGGTTGCTACTGCCAGTAACGTATCTGGTGACTACTATGCTGGTGTTTACGTCTCGGGGATAGGCAATAATTTGCGGATCCAGTCCTACAGCTCGGCTCAGTTTATCAAAACTAGGACCGTCTATGCGGGTAGCCTCAGTTGTAACACCATAAGTAATATAATCATTGAGATTCTGCAGAGCCCAGGTTACGTTTTCACCTGGATAGTCATAGGTTGCACTGCGGGTAATTGATCCTATGCTGGTATAGGTAATGGTGGTAAAACCAGTTGTAGTGGCCACCTTGGTGGTGCTGGTGCCGGTCTGTTCATCTCCGGTTCGATCAAAGGTAAATGTTGGACTGGTCAAATAGGTCTTGATGCTGGGGATGCGCACCGTGGTTTCGGTTCTGTTGTTTATGCAGATGGCTGTAGTGTTGCTGGTAGAAAAATCTGCCAGGGTATCACTAAGATATTCATTGAACAGTCTGGTGCCGGTTGGATGCAACTGACTTAATACATGATCATACCAGGATTGTCGTTCGGTATGGCTTCGTATCACATAACTGTATTGCTGATAGTACAGGCTGTCCTGCAGTACCTGATCAGTGCTGAGCTGACTGACATCATCTAGAAATTTACCTGGCGCAGCTATGACACTGCTAACTGCTACAGAAGTAATATAGCTGGAAGTCCCAGCAAAATTATTATAAAATCCAACTATGGTTTCACCTGTGGTAAAAGTTCCAACCCAACTACCTGGTTGCAGCACCAGATCATAATAGTTGGCACCGCCGGCGCCTACCACCTGTATGACATTATCTACAATAGCATAGGCTTTACTGGTAACTCCACTAACTTGGGTATGGATTAGGTTAACTGGATTACCACTTACGGAACTTATGCGTATGGTTTTTTCCGAATACCAGTTACTGGCGCTGGGTTTGAACAGATAATCTCGGGGATAACTGATTTCAATTTCATCGTTAAAGAACGCTCGGAAAAATAACCTAAAGCTTTTTTCTGAACCTTTTAATCGATAAAACTGCTGAGCATATTTGACAAAAGTAGCTGTATTGCTGGAAGTTTGATCTGGTAAAAATGGAGCATAGGTATGCAGAAATTCACGCTCTAAACTTGCAGCAGTAGTGTCAATATCACGATTTAACTGCAGGTTTTGTAAACTATACTGAGTGCCCACACTGGTGGCATTGGTATCGCCAGCAGTTTCTAACCAGTTAAAATATTTGGTTACAAATACTACAAATAACGGATAGAATTCCTGAACATAGTCCGGAATCTGATCTGTTAGCAGATGCGTTATTTTTTGGGTACTGTCAGTCATTAATTATTTGCCGCTTCCACTTCGATGGTTATGCCATTGTTTACATTGGCTGATACTACTGCTGCTGTATCGTCCTGAACTAAAATTTCGTTGAATGCTGGATAAATATCACCAACACTTTCCTGTGGATTAGCATACACATACAATTGAGATATACCACTTGGATACCCACTAATTGTCAGTGGTGATGTTGAGCTAAGTGTGATCAGACCCTTGCCATAGTCAATGGTTCCTGGACTATCTAAAATTTCACCAGTGTTTAGATCATAGGTGTATAGGGTGCCAGTTCCTTCATAGTCCGGTGGACTTTCATCTGGTATGTCCTTGATGCTGCAAAAATGCACCCCGGCTGCATCAGTAAAATAAAAATAACTGGTGGTGAGTTCAGCTGGATGAACTTTGATGGGTAACTGTATGGTGCTGCCAAAACTTAATCTGACATTGGGCACCAGAGGTAATCGTTTGGACAGTTTATACAGTACATTTACACTTAGTATAGCATCATCTACATTCATGAGCTGTTCTTCTAGCTGGCTGCGATAGAAATTTGATTTAAAACTTGTTAGATTGGTCTGCATGAACTCTGCAACCTTGGCATTGATCAGACTCTTGATCTGATCACTGGATCTGGTTGTGCGGGTATCTGTGTATCTTACCTTAATGTTAAAGCTTACATAGGTATAGGTTGGATCCACAAACTCATGCTGAGATGTCATCATGCTGCGGGGTTTTAGTAATTCATTAACAATGCGAGTTTTTTCACTGGTGGTCAGCACATACCCGGTTTTAGGTTTGATGCTGATAAAGGTCTTACCGTATTCTGGAGGATCATTGTTTTCTCCACCCCAGACATTTACGCTGTCTGCACCTGGAACGTTGTCTGAAATATAAGTAGCATAATCCGTAGTTGTAATCACACGGCCCTGGCTGGCATAGTTATTCAATGATCTGTATCTAACCTGTTCTGTGGTTTCTTTTTCACTACCGCCTGCGGGTTTACTAATAGAAGTAATAGTTCTGTTAGCACTGTTTTCACCGGCTATGCTATTGGTGCTCCAGCCTACACTGACATTGGTGCTGACATTGGCGTCGGCTCCGTCGGTTATGAGATAACTAATCTTGATTACATCTCCCTGACTTAGGTTGGCACCCAGTACATCATCACCAAAATTAATTTCATAAAAACCTCGGGTATTTTCCTGCAGGTAAAATACCTTGGCAGTCTGATTAACAGCACTTAGATCAGTTACTAGATTGTAAGGTTCCGAATAAGAACCAACTCCACCATACTGAATCTGCACCTGCAGGGTGCTGGTGTCAATGTCTGTGTTAGGAATTTCATATTTTACGTCAGGGCCTGGATTAGCCGACACAGTCCAGTAATAGTCCTGTTTACGACCCTGATAAAGTTTAACACTGCTAAATGTATAAACACCTGCAACTGGTGTAGCTGAAAATGAATCAATGGTGTAAAAATTATAGCTGGTGCCATCTATGCTGGTAGTAAAAACCGTATAGGGATTAAGTGTAATAAAATTAGGTACTGTGGTGGTGTTCTGTATGATAACATTCACAACAGCCGTGGCTGCTCTGCGACTGCGAGGTACATAGCTGATCTGCTTGGCCAGGCTGACTACTGAACTGCGTTTGATAGCTGTGTCCAGGAACATTTCATTACTGACCATGTTGGCCAGCACTGCGTTATAATGTGTATTATAGGCCAGGAGATCTATTAGCACACTGAGGTTAGATGCATCAAAGTCATAGTCTGTAAACTGACTCTGATTGCGTAAATAGGTTTTTAGATTAGACTTAATGTCTTCAAAATCTAATTCGGTTACTCGTACATTATTGGCCATTATCGTACTCGGGTAAATTTAGTTGTAAAAAGTTGTGGTTCTTTGCTGTTTTTTAAACGATATTCTATGTTGATATAAACATCATTGTCTTCAGCAGATGTCAGAGTCACCTGTATGAGCTGCAATCTGGGTTCAAATTTTGTTATGGCATCCTCTATGACTCGTTCAGCAATCATCAACGTCATGGGATCCATGTTTTCAAATAATAAATTTGATATCTGACAGCCTAGGTCAGGCTGAAATGGGCGCTCATAGTGTTTGGTATAGATTAAATTACGCAGAGCATTTCGCACGGCATTATCGTCAGTTTTAGTGGCTACATCCCGAGTTCGGGGATTGTATCCAAACGCTGCGTCTAGGTCTATGAATTGTCGGGTTGCTCTGGCCATCGATTATTTATCTATTCGGTCTTGGGTATTTGTGATTTTACTGAATCTATTCGGGCTTTCCAGCCATCTATGCCTAGATCATAGATCATGGCCAGTTGTTCTTCAGCCGTGGGATAGTGTTTCTTTCTTTCTATGCGATAGTCTCGGCCAGATTGCTGACTTAAAACTGCATATCTATGAGCTGATTCTAGTTCTAATTTCGTGGGTTTTGGAAAGAATACATCATCCCAGACCAGATGTTCATAGTCAGTACCACCCTCCAGATGCCATTTGGCCTGAGGGCACATCCACATTATAGCTGTTAAAATATTCATGTCTTATCCTAGTAATAAATGACTACCAATCCTAGTCCACCATAGCCGGCTTCTTCACCGCCCAGAGCAAACTGTATGGTCTGGCTACTGCTCATGCTCAGATCTGGATCTCCGGCATTGCCTGGAACTCGTCCATTTCCTGACTGAGTTACAGCCATGATCAGTGCCGGATGCACATAACCGCTGCCACCACCGCCACCGCCCATGCTTGAACCTCCATAAGCACCACTGCCTCCGCCATAGTAACCACCACCGCCTCCACCACCATAGCAGTTGGCGTTCTGATGAGTGCCACCCTGACCTAGGCTACCAGCACCGCCTGCTGTTTGATTACCTGCACCAGCAGAACCTCCGGCTGTTTGTGATCCACCTCCGCCATGTTGGTTTCCAAAACTACCATTATTAGCTGCACCATTTAGCGAATAACTGGTTATACTACCGGCATGTCCGGTCAGACCGCCGCCGGCTCCGCCTGAATTTACAGCATATCCAGTAACAGCTCCCCCACCACCTCCACCACCGGCCCAGAGACAAAAACTTGCTGATATAGATGGAACTTGAATGCTGGAACTGCCACCAGCAGACGCTGCATATTGATTGTCTCCTCCACTTAGGCTGGCGCCGCCGCCGTCAGGAAATGCCTTAGTATTACTTGGTTGTGGTCCACCACCAGCTCCAGGTCTAATGGTTATGGTTTCACCTGGGACTACTGGAACTATGGCATGGCTGTATCCACCAGCTCCGCCCAGACTGCCCTGACGCCACCCACCATAGCTGCCACCGCCACCACCGGCTCCCCACATTTTTACCAGTATGGATGTTACAGTTGCAGGTATGACCAGGGTGCTGGTTGTACCATTGCCATAGGTTACCTTGGTAGGTGTAGCTCCGCGTGGGGTAGACAGGGGTAAAAGATAATTGCTGTGATTCTGTATGAGCCAACCTGATCGGGTCAGTACACCAGTTGAAAAATTTGTTGTATAGGTTTCCAGAAACGTAAAGTTCTGATCCAGTTTGGTCACTGATACTGAACTAAATTCATTGGCAAATATATTGGGCAAACTCATAAAGTATTTTTCCAGGTAATTGCTGAACCACTGTTGGTCCAGACTAGGGTGCTTGTTGACTCAGATCTAGTTGTTGTTGATGTAGCTATAGCCGTAGCTTGAACATATAATTGTTTAGCAGTTCCAATGCAAGGGTCACCAAATACTTCATTGGTGGCTGGTATGGTTATGGTTCCACTTCGTCCCAGCACATAATTCTTAACTATACTAAGGCTATTTGAAGCATGACACCCTCCAATGGCAAATGATCCACATGTACCAGTTGGAGTACCATAGCTGGCAAATTCTACGCTGGTAAACGTACTACCAGGTGGAGCTGTTAGAGATACTGAGCTACTTTCAACAGCAGTTCCGCAGATCTGATACACACTACCACTACTACTAACACTACTACTATTTATCCAGGTCACAGGCCAGTCTACTGCGCTCCACTTGGGTGGAAATGCCGAATAGGTTATGCTGGTTTGGTTCAGTGGTATAACACTAATAGTACTAGTTGCAAAATTTGCCATGCCACCCAGAGGTATGGTTAAACTAGTATCTGCATATAAACTAAAACTGCGAAGTGATAAAACTTTAACATAGTAATTATGACCATTTATGCCCATGCCAGTATTACTTATTCTGACCAGGGTGCCAGTGCTTAATCCATGATTAATGCTGGTGGTAATTACCGAATTAAATATTTTCGTAATCATTAGAAACCAAAATCAAAATCAAAGAATTCTGATAATCCTCCGGTAATGACATCTTCTAGATAATCCTGCACATAATCTTCGGCAAAGCCTAAAGCACCATCTATTAAACTACCTGCACCACTACGACCACCGCCACGACTCTGACTGCCTATGCTTACATTAGGACTACCCATGGCAATTAAACTACCACAACTGATGCTGTCACCTATGCGAGCTGCTGGTCTGCCATTGATAAACACCGTGGCACTGCCACTGGCAACTTCACCTGGATGACATCCATCTAATGGACAACAGTGCACATTCCAGGGATCTTTAAGTTTATGAGCTGCTATGCCATTGATATAAACATTAGGGCTACCACTGACTCCAGTGCGAGGAGGCCAGCATCCATGCCCTGTGCAATAATCTCCTAGTCTAGCTGCGGCTGGCATGATTAGGTAGGCAAGTCACTGATGGACTGATTAAAATAAAGGGTGTTGCTAGTAACACTATCAAACTCTCCTCGGCGTATGAACCCATTGATGAATCTGTTGCGTTCGTAGTTCCAATCATTGTACACAGTCTGAGTCATGTTTATGGTGCCATTGTTGGTGACTATGATGATGTTCACACTGGTGGTGGTGTTTAGATCTGGTCTAAATTTTACAGCCTTGTAATAATTAGCCGGCAGGCTGGCATAACTGGTCACAGAGCTTAATGTAGTTGTATAAGCACTGGTTCTGAACTGAAAATACTGATCTATGAAACAATCTGTATAATAACCACTTATGGTCAGGGTGCTGCCTGTAATTGCTACACTTAAAGTACTGGTGTTGGCCACCCTGATGCTGTAACTGCTCAGCACACAGGCAATGCTGGTCAATAACAGTGCATCCTGATACAGGGTATGTGTACTGGTAAATGTTCGATACACATAGGTGCTGACCGGATTGGGTGCTAGTGCATAAACTGCCATTATGAATTCAGATCCGCTAGGTAATTAGCTACTACCTGTCCATTCATGCAGGTTACTACTTTATCATAGTAATCAACTGATCGATTGCTGATGGCATTATAGCTGATACCAATCCAGGGTTCCTGACTACCAAAGGTAGTATATTCTAATCTTAGCTGATCATAGGGAACATTATTTTTAATCCACTGAGCTATGCTATAGTAATCACTTACACTGGCTCCGGTAAAATGCAGGTTTACAGCCTGACCGGCCTGATAAGGGGTAAGAGTGTCTATCTGTGCCTGCACAACATCTGCATCAATAGCATTTAACTGTATGGTTTCTATGAGATCTTTGTAGGCATTATTTTCATCCAGACTGGCCAGGTAACTATTTGATGGTTTAAATCCATCACTGATTACCACATTAGGATACTGTTCACGTATGGCATCCAGAGTGTTAGCTGCCAGGGACTTCAGGTTGCTGATGATATCATAGCGAGTCAGATCTCCCTGATCCTGAATCTCAAATTGTGCATTGGTATCTAATACTCTGGAACTTAGATCACCCAGAGTATAGTATTTGCTTAGTTGTGCAGCAGCAGGATAGTCTGTCCAGTTGGCAAATTCAGTTGCATCAACTACAGCACCCAGAACCTGAGCTGGTAGGGCAGTATCTATGTTGGCTACTCCATTTTTATAAAAATCAACTATGAGAGCCTCACCAGCTGCTAAAGCTGTTTGATCTATGAGAGTTGAACTCTTAAGAGCATTCAGTATGCTCAGTTGAGCTGGACTAACCGATCTGCTGATTAAACTGTTAAGATCCAGACCAGCATTGGCTACTAGTTTTTCTGCGCTGGGCAACCCATATTCAGTCAACACTGAATTTAATCCACCTAGTCCATTGGTGTCTATGTAACTGTTTAAATTACCCAGCCCGCCCACGGCATCCAGAGCTGTACTAAATCCAGTTATGGCATCGCGTATGGCTGGGTTAGCTGCTGCATTGCCTATGATGTCTGTGAAGCTTTCACTAATGCCAGCTGAACTTAATACGGAATTTAGGCCATCTATGCCACCAATTTTTAATAAACTACCTATGCCGCCGCCACCTAGTCCGCCCAGTGTAGATTGTAATGCGCCTGATCCCAGTAGATTTCCAGCCTGACTAAACCCAGCTACTGCATTGGCTATGGCCGGATTGCTTAGAGCATTGCCTAACAATCCCAATCCCCCACCAGAAAATCCACCTAGTAATCCACTGAATCCTTTACCATAACTGTTGCCTGGATTAGCTATGTCAGTTGGCAGAGGATTTAATCCTGTGGCTGCAAATCCCTGAGCAGTTACATTGCCCAGATCGCCATTGCCTAACGCAGTAGTTGTAGCAGTATATGGATTAGCTGTGCCTGAATTTAAATTTATATCCTGGGCATCCATGTCAATGCTGCCAGTTACTCTATGTTGTTCATCGCCCGTGACTCTAAAGTTTAGGTCGCCAGCTACCTTATGATTTTCATAATTGCCCGCAGTTATGTTGATGTCCTGTTGTGCTTCCATGTAGATGTTCTGAGCTTTAATGCGCAGGTCTTTGCTGACATTGATGTCGGCATCGTCTTTGAGATTGATGGTGGTCTTGCCAACTACTTCCACATCTAAAGTGTTTTTAACTAATAATGTTTTGGCACCATCTACGGTAACGTCATAATTACCCTGGGTATATACTCGATTATTGCGAGCAAAGATGTTGTAGTTTTCACCTTTGACTTTATAGCTGACTGAACCTTCTCGATCAATTTCAACATAGGTTCCGGTTCTATGATAGATGTGTATGCGTTCGGCATTAGGTGTATCATCAAACTCTACTACATGGCCGCTTTCGGTTTCCCTAACATGATTATATGGATACTTGGCAGCAAAAGCACTGGGTGGTTCACTCCAGCTACCATCGGCATCGTTGGCCGTGGCTACATCACCAATGCGAGTGCTGTCTTTTTCGGGTTTGGGAGTAGCTTTTAGATCGTCATTGTTGGTGGCTAATTTGTTGGTATCCTGTCTCTGCGTATACGGACAGGTTGGATATACACCATTGGGATCTGCATAGGCATCTGGCTGACCCAGTTTTGGATTATTTAAAGCTCCAAAAGCAGTTTTTATTAGTTGCAGACCAGAATTTAATGATGCAGTAGTTGAATTGCGATTGGCAGCAGCCACGGGTTTGGTTCCAGCTCCACCTATGCTTTGTGAACCCAGTGCATAATAATCACTGGCTCGGGTTCCCAGAATGTCTGCAGGATCCTTGCCCAATCGTAATTGATTGGCACCGCCGGCTCCGGCTATGTGTGCAGCTGCCAGATAACCAGCGGTTTCATAATTGTTGCCAGTACTGGCATCTACAGCACCTAGATTTTTTAACTGATTGTAGTTAAAATTAATGTTCTCAAACATAACAGTTTCCTGAACATTATTTCTGTTAGCAAGAAACTCGTCTAGATTATTTACATCACCTTTGCCGGTCCAGTTTCGGCTGTCATTTAATAAAACATTATTAACTTTAGCATTAGGACCCAGTACTGGTTTTAGGTAACCATTGGTGATCAATGCTGCAGCACCAAACTGATATTTGCCAACATAGCCCTGACTATTTACGGTGCTGTAATTCTGAACACCTCCGGCTATGCTACTGCTTTCTCTATAGGCAATATCATCCATAAGCTTTTGAATTTCGGCCTGAGTCAGTGGAGGCAGGGTGGATGTTATGCTGTTACTTACAGTTGATTCAGGGCTGGCATCGGATGGTAACACAGGCTGAGAATTACCATTGCTATCATAGATAATGTTTCCTGCGGTGTCACGCTGAGCGTTGGCACTGTTGTCTGAATTACTTTGTTGATTACCACAGGCTACTGACGGTTCAGGAATACCACCCATGGTTCCCATCATGATGGGCTGCTGACAATCTTTGCCATCAGCAAAGAATCCTATGACCCAGGTTCCTTCCAACGGACCCAGAGGTGTCTGTCCTTTGCCAGAATTAGCTGCGCTGGTAATAGGTTGCATGGGCATGGCCCAGGGTAAGTCATAGGTGGGTAATTCAAATTTGTTATCTATGTGATAACCCATGATTCGAACTCGGCATCGACCTAGTTTAAGAGGGTCTTTTCGATCCTCTACTACACCAACCCACCAATAAAACCCGTCTCGGGCAAATAAATTGTCTATCATAATTATTTAGTATCCTGTAATGAATCTCGAACTAATTCTAATACCATGGTATGGCTTATGGGAGTTATCTGATGCCTGATGGCAGAAATTAAATACAAACCTGAATATAAAGGGTCATCATTAGATAAAGATTTATCAGTTAAATTTTTAGGGCTAGCATTGGGGAAATGGAAATTTACTATGCTGCCAATCTCTGCATCGGTTCGACCCGGCACGGTTATTTCTATTTTAAAATTAGTCAATTCAGCCATGGTGCTGGTTCTACGAGTTGTTACTTGGCCAGCCTGTTCACCAACATTATTTTTTACACCAGTATATAACTGATCATGTTGCATATAAATCTGATTAAATCCAGTTGGGGATCTGAGACTAGCACTGCCTTCAATTGGAAACGGCGGTTTATTGCCCATGTGCTTGTATTGATTCCAGGAACTAACATGATCATAATCATAGATAGTTCGTTTTTTATTTACAACATCAAAAGCATACATTCTGTTGGCTAGATAACCGTTTTGAGTATTTTTTAACCCATTATAGGTTTCTATGACCCGCATATCTATAACCTGTTTATACTGACGGTCTATGTCATCAAAATAGGCATCAGATTCATTTCCATAATTTCCTGTAATTTTACTGGCCATGACATAATAGTCCTGATAGTATTGTTTACTATCTGTGGCACTTTTTATCAAAGCTTCGGTGCTGGCAAAATAATATGCTTTATTGCTTTCATAAAATAAAAAATTAGGACCTACAAAACCATTGCCCTGAGCTTTGCTGGCTAACCAGTTTAATATCTTGCCTGGATGCCAGCCCGGACTGGTAAATTGTATGTCGTTGGTAGTTTCCGGTACTATGATCATGGGAGTATAAGCTCCAGTACCTATTCTGCTCAACGCCAGATAATTTTCAAATACCTTTTTAGCATGTTCATGAACCTTGGCTTTTTTAAATGTTTTATACACCGGACTAAGAGCATCAACAAATACTTCGGGGCTGCAAAAGTGCATGATAAAAGTCTGTTTACCAGTATCACTGATAAAAATTTTATCGGTTATGCTGTAAATTTTAAATGTTTTCCAGATATAACTGGTCTGGGTTGGAGTAACTAATTTTAAGCGAACATATTCGTCACCGGTTAGTCCTAGTGCTGTAGATAGATTCAGGGCATCTACTATGAGAATATTGCCATATAATCCCTGAGCATAGATATCTTCAAATAAGTTTAATTCACCTATGTAACCTGCAGTTAAATCAAACTCCTGACCACCAGCAGTAATTAAAGTTACTTGCTGTAAGTCAATGTCACCGGCTTTGCGTACGCCATCACTATTCGCCATCTAATAAAACCCCATTGAAATCATTGATAAAATTTGGTAAAAATTGTGCTTTAACTATTTTAATTTTGCGTTTAGCTTCATTGATTTGATCCTCATAATCAGTATTGTTGACTGATAATTTGCTTCCGGCATAGCTGCTATGAACTACATCTTCATAAGCATCGTTGGTGACGTAATATTTTAGAGCATATTCGTTACCTGTACCATATTTGTCAGTAATATAATTTTTTAACTGTGCAGATGTTAGAGGCCATTCCCAACGTGGATCAATGATGTCATTGGCTATTAGTATAACCCAGTGTAGATCTGAATTACCATAAAACTTATGAGCAATAATTTCTGGGGTTTCACCATCTTTGATGTCATATTCATCATAGGCTGCTGCAGTTAATAGCTCTTGGGTCTGAGATCTGACTCTGCGAAAGATATCAGTAACCGGGAATCCTGAAACACCGCCATCAAGACTATAAACAATCTTTGGGAATTTTTCAAAGTACATGTTAATATCCTTTTTCTATGCGTTCGCGAGTTAGTACTTCCAGCTCTCTGAACTTAAGACTAAGATTAATTTCAGTAGGCATACCATCATCAAAGGTATTAAATCCTTGACCACCATAGTCTACGGCCAGATCTTCTAGCACGCAAGTAGAAATTTTATTTAGGTTGGTATTTTCACTGCTGTTAAAATAATAGGCTATGTCAAAGGTGCTAGGGTATATGTAAAAATTGCCACCTGAACTAATTTCAGGATGCATATGCAGTTTAAATTCCTGAATTATTTGTCGTACATTACGAGCCTCAGTTTCGGTTCGAGGTAAGAATTTATACTTGAACATAAACTCACGATTTTGAACATTACGGAAAATTTGTTCGCGGAATGGATTTGGTGCCTGAGCAGTTCCAGCCTGGATAGCTTCGGCAAATCCTAGTTTACCACCAAATAAATCAGCAACTGCTCCAGGCAACTGAGCTACTGTCATGGCTGCAATCATGGCTAATTCCCTGGTAGGCTGACCCTTCATTAGATCGGTTGCACCTGCTCCACGCGCCAGATAGCCAACTAAACTGCCTAATTCTGCTCCCTCATAGGTTACACCATATTTGGCTTCGGGTGCAGAAGATATAGCCAACATTATGGCTTTACTAATTCTGCGACTCTGATCGGGTTTAAAAATATTTAGAGCTTCATTTACACTTACTGAACCTATGGCACCGCCTACGGCACCTAGTCCTACAACTATTGTTTTGGCTGCACCTTTACTTACTGCTTCAAATGCTTTCCCTGCTAAAGCTGCTGCTCCAACTCCAACTGCAGCCCCAATGCCAGCAACACCAGCATTAACTTTACCTCCAGATGATAATGTATTAGCTCCGCCTATGGAAACTGGGACGGATTGTGTTTTATTCTTATATTTACTGGCACCACGAATGTTAATAAAAAACACTATGTGATGTTGCAGATCTGCAGTAGCACCTGTTTTTTCAGGGTACGAAGTTATATTAACATTGTAATTTAATCCACCAGCACTGCCACCAGCATTGTTAAAATATCTGGGTTTTAGATCGTCATTACTAAAACTTTTTGATTCCTCTGCACGCGGTTGCGGTTTCTTTAGCCCAAAATTTGGATAAATTTGTTGAGAGGAATCTACTGATCCCATACTAACTGGGTCATATCCACCTGCTGTTTTATTGTCAGCCATGTGCTGGTCCTATAAATAAGTAATACTAGTTAATAAGTTATTTATCATGTATTCTAATAATGTTTATAAAGGTCGATATCGAGTTTTAAATCCAGCCAAATATACTGGCAACCCCACCAATGTGATATATCGCAGCATGTGGGAGTTTAAGTTCATGAAGTATTGTGATAACAATACCAATGTTTTGGAATGGGGAAGCGAAGAAGTCGTCATACCTTATTTATCACCGGTCGATGGAAAAGTACACAGATACTTTGTGGATTTTTACATGAAGATTCAGGAAAGCTCTGGGCGCACCAAGAAATATCTCATAGAGATCAAACCTCTTAAATTCACTCAACCACCAGATATACCCAAGCGTCGCACTCGTCAGTTTGTGCAGGAAGTCTATACCTGGGGTGTGAACCAGGCCAAGTGGAAGGCGGCTCAGAACTTCTGTGAAGATCGTGGCTGGAAATTTGAGATTATCACAGAAAAAGAGCTGGGATTAGATAAATAAACAATGGCAAATCCTTTTCAGCAACTTAGAGTAGATCCACAGAGTGTGAGACGCAGTCAGGCCTGGTATCAGAAACAGATACAAAATCTGAAAAACATCAACACTGGAGTTAATGCTGCTCTCAAACAGGGGCAGGCCAGCATAGTTCCTGGTGGTTTGTATCTGTTTAAATACGATCCTAAACATAAAGACAAGTTGCCCTATTATGATACACTGCCTCTGGTACTACCATTTGCTGACGCACCTGGAGGATTCCTGGGTATAAACCTGCATTATCTGCCCTATGGGCTGAGATTCAAACTCATGGGAGCACTCATGGATTTGGTCACAGACATTGAAGATCCACAGAGCCGAGCTCAGGTAAGCTGGAGCATACTTAATGGCAGTAGTAAATATTCAGGTGTCAGTGCCTGTGTGAAGCATTATTTAACTGCACAGGTAAAGTCACAGTTTTTAGACATACCCAATGATCAATGGCTGGCCGCAGCCATGATGCCCATAGAACAATTTAATGGTGCATCCAAAGAACAGGTATATAAAAATTCACGTAGGATGCTATAATGGCTCTAATGGACATCATAAATGCAGTATCTGGATTTGGTAATGTACAACAGGCACCAGGTAATGCTCAGTTTAAACTTAATGACTTTATCAGTCAGGTAAAGAGTGGTGTTGCCAAACCCTGCAGATTTGAAGTCAGCATTTCAAATCCACGCTGTATAAACAATCCAGCCTGGGGTAAAACAGTTAGTTTAATGTGTGATCAGGCCATGTTGCCCATGACCAGACTTATCACCAGCCGACAACAGATATTTGGTCCGCCCAGCTTCCATCCAGTTGGAGTTGATTACGGTGGCGATAATCTAGGCATGCAATTCCTGGTAGATCGCGAAATGAATGTAAAAAACTATTTTGATAGCTGGGTAGATGGTATAGTAAACCACACAAACTATACAACAGCCTATCAGGCCAGATATTTAACTTCCATGGAAATTCGTCAGTTAGACGAAGCTGATAATGTAGTCTATGCAGTAAAATTAGAAGACATTTTTCCTGTGGTAGTAAATCCTTTACAACTTGATTCTGGACTGGCTAATTCAGTTCATAAGTTAAATGTTACATTTAATTATCGTCGCTGGTATAGAATTGGCATAGGCCAACAAACTGCTCCAGCCAATACAAAAAATAACATTCTGGGTGGTCTTTTAAATATTCAGAATGGTAACATAAATTATTTTAATAATAACCCAACTGCACAACAACAGGCGCAGAACTTATTACAACCTGGTTATGGAGCAGATTCATACTTTTTAGTTAAATAGGAGTTGTCATGGCATTACCCAAAATTGACGTGCCGGTTTATTCTACAGAATTACCTAGTACTGGTGAAGTCATAAAATACCGACCATTTTTGGTCCGAGAGCAAAAGCAATTATTAATTGCACAAAACGCAGGATTAGAACAACAAACTCAGGCAGTTATTGATCTGGTGTCTGAATGTACATTTAACAAACTAGATGTACGTAAATTACCAGCTTATGATCTAGAGTTTTTATTTTTAAAACTCAGAGCCAACAGTGTAGGAGAGAACATAGATCTGGTCCTGACCTGTGGTGAATGCGGTAATAAACAGGATGCTCAATTAGATCTAACCACAGTTAAAGTTGAAACATATCCTGATCATGATCATAAAGTTGATCTAGGGCATGGATTATTGGTAACATTAACAGATCCAGATCTGGAAAGTCTAACCAGTCTCAGAGGTGTTACTAACCCTGATGCAGATCAGATCATTGGTTTAATTGCCAAGTGTATTAATACTATTTGGAAAGATGATGACATGTACTCAGCTCTGGATTATAGTCCAGCTGATTTGATTGAATTTGTAGAAAATTTAAGTCCAGGTAATTTTAGTAAACTAGAAAAGTTTTTCATTACTTTACCTAAGCTTAGACATGAAATTAGTTTTAAGTGTATCAAATGTGAATCAGATAATACCGCAGCCCTGGAGGGTTTGCAAAGTTTTTTCGGTTAATCCTTTCACACGAGACACTTCTGAACTATTATCAGACTAACTTTAATCTGATGCAGTTTCATAAGTACAGTTTAACAGAGTTAGAAAATATGATGCCGTGGGAGAGGGAAATTTATATTATGTTGTTGGTTAATTATCTCAAGGAAGAGAACCAGCGTTTACAACAACAGAAAGGAACTTAAAATGGCAAAAGAATATATTGCAGAACCTATTAAGCAGGACAAAGAAGATTGGATGACTAAAAAGTGGCGTCCCATGATGGCCATAGTCTACATGATGATCAATCTATTTGATTTTATCATTGGACCTATACTATATAACCTATTACAGTACTGGAATCCAGGTCAGGCAGTTGGTATGTGGCAACCACTAACCCTGCAGGGCGGTGGATTAATTCACATAGCCTTTGGTGCTATTCTGGGTATCAGTGCCTGGACTCGTGGTCAGGAAAAAATTGAAACCATTAAAAATCCACCACCAGCTCCAACCATGAGTGCTAATGTTTCTGCTCCTGCAGATGAACCAACACCTAATGCAAGATACGCTGAATAATGGCTATTAAATTAAAAGATTTAATTGCTGGTCAGCAAAGACTAGATCAAAAGGAAGAAGCTCCGGTTAGACTTAACCCAGACCAATTTAAAGGACTGGTAGAAGCTCTGTCTGGGGCAGCTACTTCTGCTGGAGCTAAAAGCGGCGCACAGATCTTTGAAGATTTCGTTAATCAGACTCGCAAACGCGAAGAGTTATTAAAAGACGCTACTGAAGAACAAAAGACAATATTTCATGAGCTAGAAGAAACCCTTAAAAAATTACAGACTGCTAATCATACTGATAGTATAGGATTACGCAGAAGCATAGATGCCCTAAATCGTCGCCTGGCTGGTACTGCTAATACCGGAGCTAAGGCTCGCATGGCTAGCATGATACCACCTGCTCCGGCATCAGCATCAACTAAAAATACATTTGTTCCAACACTGAGCCCAGAAAATTATGCTGTAAATGAAAGCGCTACTACTGCTGGAACAGCCGAAACTAAAACAGCTGGTACGGGTGGCGGAGGCATAGGAGCAGCCATACAGGGCATAGGTACAGCCATAGGTGGCATAGCCGAGGGCATTGGTCGAGCCATAGAGGGACTAGGCCGAGTTTTAGGTGCAGCTATTGGCGCATTAGCAGCTGCCATGGGCATTAAAAATTTACCAGGCTTTCCTGATACTCCTGGTGGTCCAGGTGGACCAGATGTCATTGGTGAAAAAGATGATCCTAAGAAACAAGGACCAGGTTCCAAAAAAAGGCCCTCGGCTAAACCAACACTAAAACAAAGAATAGGACAAAATTTAAAATTAGGTGGTAAATTAGGTATTGCTGGAATAGCTACTAATATTTTAGGTAATGTTGCTGCTGATCAGTTGGCTGAACATGGACATGAAAATATTGGGGCTGGTGTGGGCATAGCTGCAGATGTTGCAGGTTATGCTGGCACTGGTGCCATGTTAGGAAGTATTCTTGGCCCAGGCGGCGCAGTTGTTGGAGGTGCTTTGGGTGCAGGTTACGGTCTAATTGAGGGTGTAAAAAATCGTACTAATTTATTTGATACAAACCCTAACGGAACTTCTTTTAGCAGTGGTTCTGCGCCTGCTGAAGTTAAACCAAGACCTATGCTTAGTAGACAGGTTCAGGATCTACAAAATGAAAATCAAAATCTTCAGGCTCAGTTTGGTAGTAATCCAACTATAATTAATAACATATCAGCTGCTCCTCCTGCAGTTACAACTTCTCCACCAATATTTGCTCCAGGACCAAGCATTAGACCCAACGAAAGTGCTTTTGAACGTCACATGTTCCGTGGCATGATGCCACTATAAAAAAAGGGGCCGAAGCCCCTTCAAAACATCCTTCTTTAAGGGACGTTTTAATCTTCCGCAGCCAGGTTAGCAAAGTAACTTAGGCTACTGTCATCATCCTCTTCAGGCTGTGGAGCTGGTCTAGCAGCTGCCGCAGGTTTAACTGCAGCTGGTGTTGCCAGGTCAACTTCTTCAGCATGTCGTACTGCTGCTGGAACACCACTTAGAACACTGTCTAATTTCTTCTTGAGCTCTTCATATGATTTGAAATGACGAGCATCTGAAAAATCTACCAGGCTGTGTTGTTGTGTCCAAACTTTTTCAATTTCTGCATCATCCGCGTTCAAAGGCGCAATGCTTTCAAACTCTGATTTGTCATAGTTGCGATAACCTTCAACTTTACGAATCTTTAATTTGAAGTTAGCACCTTTCCAAAAATCAAACGGATTAACTGGTTCTTCATCCTGAAACTGAGGTTGCATGACATCTTTGATCTTGTCAAAGATGCGTTTGCCAAATTTAAATAATTTAACTTTGCCTTCGTTTTCTGGATGTGCAGGATCCTGTATGACTAGAACGTTACAGGTATAATTTAAGCGACGTTTTTGTTTACGAGCAATTTCTTTGTTGGCTTCAGAACCTGAGTTCCAAAGTTCGTTGTTCATTTCAGACACTGGGTCAGGTTTACCAATAGTGGTTAGTGAATTCTCAATATACCACTTACCAGTTGGACCTTGGAATCCATGACTCCAGATTCTTGCCCAGGGCATTTCTTCACCTTTAGGTGCAGGAAGGAAACGAATTACTGCAAAGCCATTGCCGGCTTTATCGACTTCAGGTTGCCAAAAACGGTCATCGTCTCGGCTATCTGAGGTTTGAGGATTGGCAATCTTCTCAACTTCTTTCATTAATGAATCAAAATTGCCACGACTATTTCTTAGATCGGATAAGCTATTAAAAGCCATTTGTATTACTCCTTGTATGCGTTGTATAAATTGTATTTTAGTTTTGGTATTACCATGACGAATTACTACTCATCAAAGACATTATATAATAAAACTCTGTTACTGTCAATATATATCTCCCTCCGGCGGTCTGGGTTTACGACTGCGTTTGGTTTCGACCTTGACATAAGGCCACATGCTGACCCTTTCGGCCATTTGTTGCTGATTTGTGGCTATTTTAACTATCATGTTCTGGCAATCTCGCACAGCCTGACTGATGTTCTGTATGTCTGCGCTCAGGGCCATGACTGCTTCTTCTAGTTGGCGAATGCGTTCCAGACTGATTTGCTCTTCCATTTCATTTAAAGCCATGATAAATTTCCTGGTAATGTTCTAGTTTAATCTTTAGAAACGGTGCATATTTAACTATGAGTCTGTGTATGTCTGGCCACACAGGATCAGATTCCAGATCTATGTCTGCTGCAAATCCAGTTAGTTTGTTCAGTATGATCAGAGTTTCTGGAGTTATGCTGCGCCTCAGATAGGCTTTCAGTACCAGTGGATGCTGACCGGCTTCATGAGCAAATATGTCAGTAACCGCATGATCAGCAGCTTCGTCATATAGTTGTCGGAGATCCTGTTCAAATATATAACGCAGGCTTTGCTGACGACGTTGCCAGTCTGCGTATTCACGCGCAGCTGCTACATCAAATACGCCACCCCAGCGATTACCTGTGATGAAGTTAGCCACCATGAAATTACAGACTTCCTCGTCCTTGTACAGCTTGACTAATCGACGAAATGCCAACTCTTTGCCTGCACCATCAAAGCTCTTGCGACTGGCACTGATGCGTCCTTTCATTTTGAACACATCATAATTTTCAGTCTGGAAATGAGCCTTGAGTGCCAGATACATCTTATAGGCATCGTATTCCGACATTGCTATAATGGTAATCTGCCCGTGGGTTTCATGAGTTTGGCTTCTTCGGCTTCGACTCGGATTTTTTCTTTTAGTACACGATTGATCAGAGGTGCAACTGATTCAATGTCTATGTCTCGACTCTGACAATAGTCAATGATGATGTCCATGCGTGGGATACGAGTCTGCACATGATAGTTGTCTACCCAGGTGCTGAAGTCGTTGCTGCTGGTGAACTCTCGACTGATTAAGAATTCATTGGTCAACACGACTTCGCTCTCTTCGTCTACTAAACGATTATCCTTGACCTGGCCGTCTGGACCCATGAGCTTGAGACCCATGATGTCCTGACCTGCACTAACCTTGTCCTTGATTCCGGCCATTATGCTGGAACCTGTACTGGTTTAATTTCTGCACCAGCTGGACTCTGAGGGAATGGTGTACTATTCGCAGTTGGACTATGATCCATCATCTGTTGTGTGTATTTAGCAACTGCACCCAGATCACAAACATATTCATAAGTACCTACGTGAACTGTACGAGTCCATGGAGCCAGGAATACCTGTCCACCAATTTGTCTCCAGCGTTTACAGAAGGTAAAGTCTTCGCTGGTATATGCACGACTTACTGGGTCAATGCTTACGTCAAAGAATGAATAAGCTCTGCGATGTGCATCTGTAACACGAGTCATGGTCTTGGGATCCATGGTTTCTGAACCACCAGAGATGATATTAAGTTCATCACCTAATTTTTCAATCATGCCTTCGAATACTTCACGCTTGATCAGCATCATACCAGTAGCAATGCTTTCTACTTCAACTGGTTGGTTGATGTCAAAGCTCATGGTATCACCAATGGGTCTGAAAGTACTTTCAGCTATGACAGCATTAACATGAGCTGGAGGAATGTCTGGACAACCCTGAACTACACGCTTAACTACATCCCAGTTAATTTTCTTCTTGGCATACTGACCGCCAATAAGATGTTTGTCTGCCTGAATCATTCGTAATACATCGTCGGCATCAAAGCCTAAGTCGGCATCCAGGAATAACATATGAGTAGCAGAGGATTTTAGGAATCCTTCTACCAGAATATTACGAGCTTTAGTAATAAGAGATTCATTTGCAGCAATCTCAAACATGCTGGGAATACCTGCCTGACCTAACTTGGTCAAGAGATTGATCAGGCTAATCATGTACATGTAATTAGCACTACCACCAAACATGGGAGTAGCAATAAAAATATGCGGTGGTTTTTTGTCTTGGGGTTTATTGATAAAAAGTGGATTGTTGTTGAATAATTGCTGTTGCAAC